GAGGACCGCGTTCCGCTGAAACTGCAGCCCGACGTAGCATATTTGAGGTTCTGATGTCGTTTGCCAGCGGAAAGAAGGCTTGGGGAATTTCGGATCGCTCTGGCGTTCGGTTCCGTCTGCGCGACATGCGCAAGGAGTGGACCGGCCTGCTCGTTGGTCCAGACGAGTTTGACCCAAAGCACCCGCAGCTTTTTCCGCCGAAGGCTTACCCAGACCCACAGGCGCTTCGCAATCCTCGCCCGGACCCTGAGGCAGGACATGTCTACGTTCCTGTCGGCAACACAGTCTTCCCGCCCGTCGGAATCATCTACCCGATTGTTGGCTCGATAGGCATTGTTACGATTACAGATACCGTCGCTCCAACAATTACCCCCCTAGACTCTCTTGAGGCTTTTGTTGGAACAGTCACCGTGGAGATCACATGAGCTTTACCTACGGTCAGTTAAAACAGGCGCTTCAGGACTATCTTGAGACCTCGGAGTCAACCTTTGTCAACAACCTGCCGCTGTTCATCCGCCTTTCGGAGGAACGCATTCTCAAGAATGTCCAGCTGAGTCTGTTCCGTAAAAACGTGACGGCCAATGCAGTTATCGGGGACCAGTTTCTTTCCTGCCCCACGGACTTTCTTGCGCCTTTTTCTTTGTCTTACACAGACGGGGGAAACGACAAGGTTTTTACAGAGTTCAAGGACGTCAGCTTCATTCAAGAATATGCTCCAGACGCAGCCCTAAGGGGGGCCCCGAAGTACTACGCTCAGTTTGACAACGAGAATTTTATTTTGGGCCCAGTTCCCAACGCGGCCTACTTAATGGAGCTTCACTACTTCTACCGCCCTGCGAGTTTGACCGCTGGATCGGATAGTGGGACGACTTGGCTTAGTATCAATGCCGAGCTGACGTTGTTCTACGGCGCGATGGTGGAGGCGTATCTGTTTCTGAAGGGGGAGGTTGATCTCATGGCGAGCTACGATAAGCGTTTTCAAGAGTCTCTGATTGGTCTTAAAATGCTCGGAGAAGCTAAGCAGGTCACTGACGAATATCGCAAGGGCATGGTTGTGAGGGCCAAGGAATAATGTTCGACGTCAAACTTTCTTTGCCCGAGACCCCTGTCGTCAGCGTGATGACCACCAGTAACCGTGGCCATACGCCCGAGGAACTTGCGGAGCTGTGCGCTAACAAGCTCATCAGCGTTTCGGAAGATGCGCATCCCGCCCTCCGCGAGCAGGCCAAGGCCTACCGAGCGGCCATCGTGCATGTGGTCACGCGCTACATGAAAGATGCAGTTACCAACGACCGCGTTACAGTGTATAATGCGCTGGTAAACGCGGGCCATCCGCAACTGGCTGACGCCATTCGCAAGCTATAGGAGGCTACTTTGGCCATAACACAAGCCATGTGCACTTCGTTTAAGGTGGAGCTCTTGCAGGGCATCCACAACTTTACCGCTTCGACCGGGGACGTGTTTAAGCTGGCTCTCTACACCAGCTCCGCAACTCTGGGCGCAACCACAACGGTTTACTCTTCCTCAAACGAAGTTTCCGCTTCCGGTTCCTATTCGGCCGGTGGGGGCTCTTTGACGAACATTACTCCGACGGCATCCGGCACGACGGCCCTGACCGACTTCGACGACCTGTCGTTCACGTCCGCGACCATCACGGCCCGCGGTGCGTTGATCTACAACTCGTCAGAGTCTAACAAGGCTGTCGCGGTTCTGGATTTTGGCGGAGATAAGATTTCGACGGCGGGCACCTTTACCATCCAATTCCCGGCTGCCACTTCGTCTGATGCCATAATTCGCATTAGCTAACCGTAGGGGTCCACCATGGCTAACACGACCCTGACAGGCTGGGGCCGTGGAGCGTGGTCCTCGGGAGCGTGGGGCGAGGCGCTCCCGGTCCTCGTCACTGGCGTCTCCGCCTCTGGCGCTGTTGGTTCTGTCACTGTTGCGGCTTCCGCTTTGGTGGAGCCGACTGGCGTCTCCGCCTCTGGCGCTGTTGGTTCTGTCACTGTTGCGGCTTCCGCTTTGGTGGAGCCGACTGGCGTCTCCGCCTCTGGCGCTGTTGGTTCTGTCACTGTCGTGGGCTCGGCTCTTGTGCTGCCTGCGGGAGTTTCTGGAACAGGAGCGGTTGGGACTGTGACTCCCGCGGCGGGAGCTGTTGTGCGCGTAGGGGGTGTTTCTGCAACGGGGGCTGTTGGAACCGTTTTCATATGGGGGCAAATTGTTCCTACGCCAGCTACGCTGTGGACTGATGTTGATCCGAGTGCTATAAATTTATGGACAGAGATAGAACCGACCCCGGCGACTGTCTGGACAACCATCGCGGCGTGAGGATGACCTATGCCCAGTACATACACTACTAACCTCGGCATTGAGCTCCCGGCCGACGGTGAGCTCGATGGTACTTGGGGCGACGTCGTCAACGAGAATATGGATATTCTCGACCGAGCGATTAACGGTTCGGTCTTGTTGTCCTTGAGTGGAACCTCTTCAACGCTTTCCACGACAGACGGCACTCTTTCCAACGGGCAGTTTAAGTTGCTGGTGCTTGGTGGGTCTCCCAGCGGCACTCACACCATCACCATTGACCCTAGCGACGCGCAGAAAATCTACTTTGTTCGCAACACCTCGGCGCAAAGCGTTGTGTTTACTCAAGGCTCTGGTGGAAACGTAACTATCGCGGCAGGCGACAGCGGTGTGATTTACTCGGACGGCGGCGGCGCGGGGGCTGCTGTGGTCAATATCACCAACGATTTTGCCATGAGCTCGGTAAAAATTACCGGGGGAAGCATCACGGGAATCACCGACCTTGCGGTGGCCGATGGCGGAACGGGGTTGTCCACTGTCCCCACGAACGGCCAGCTGCTTATTGGTAACGGCACCGGGTACAGCGTCGCGGCCCTAACCGCGGGCAGGGGCGTCACGGTCACCAACGGCTCCGGCTCCGTTACAGTTAGCATTCCGGCCCGGGCCGTTGCGGCTTCCGGTACGTCCGGCACCTTGACTCCAAACGGCGACACGACGGATGTGTTTAACGCCTTTTCTCTGGACGGCGGCATCACGATTGCGGCCCCCAGCGGAACACCTGTGGACGGGCAAAAGTTGATCCTTCGATTCAAGGACAACGGTACGGCTAGGGCCATAACTTGGACCATCAGCAGCGGGGCCTACAGAGCCACCGGGATTACCTTGCCTACTACGACAACGGCAAATAAGATCACCTACGTCGGTTGCGTTTACAACAGCACAGACTCTTTCTGGGACGCTGTTGCACTCGCAACGCAAGCATAAGAGGCCACCATGAAGATCGACTTCGAGTTTGACACCGCCCACGGCAAGTTCCGTGATGCTTTGAACCTGCCCGACAACCACGGTCTCAGTGACGCTGAGATCGAGGCTATGAAGGTGCAGCGCCGGGACAACTGGATTGCCGTGGTGGAGGCCCCGCCTGTTGAGCCGGACACCGTGGAGATCGACGGCGTAACCTATGAGAAGGTCGAGATCGACGGCCAGACGGTCCTCAAGCCTGTAGAGGTCTGACATGGCTGATCGTTATTGGGTTGGTGGAAGTGGAAGCTGGAATAGCACCACGAAGTGGTCCACAACGTCAGGCGGTGCCTCTGGCGCTTCTGTTCCTACGGCCTCTGACAATGCGATCTTCGATGCGGCTTCTGCCACCGCCCACTACACCGTCACGGTTACAGACAACGCCACCTGCGCCAACCTGACCTTCACGCCTGAGCCTGCTGATGGCGTCACGCAGTTTTCTGTCGGCACTGGCTTCGTCATCGCTGGCACGTTCTCGACCTCTGGCACTCAGGGCAACCGCCGTGCTTGGTTTCGCTCCTCAACAGAGGGGCTTATGCGTGATATGCAGATTGCCACCATTGGCACTGTGACCGACGTAGACTTCCGCGACATCCGTGTCACTGGCACTGGAGGGACGCTGACAGGCACCCGCATTGGCGACCTTCGCGGCAACAGCAATATCACGTTCAGCACGCCCAAGAACTGCTTCCGCATCGGCACTGGCAACTGGTCTGACAATCAGTGGTCGGATACGTCTGGCGGCTCACCCAACACGAACTTCTTCCCACTGGCCCAAGACACTGCGGTGTTTGACGAAAGCACGACCGCTGGCACTCATGCGACGAACAATGCTATCCCTTACACGGGGTCAGTGGACATGAGTGCGCGGACGAGTGCGCTGACGTTGAGTGTAGGCACCCCTCTGACGGTTTATGGTAACTGGACGGTCGGCTCTGGCATTACCTATACTGGTTCCGCCGCGCTTACCTTCTCTGGCCGCAACACTCAAGTAATCACCAGCGCAGGCAAGACGTTTTTTAGTGCGCTCACCGTTGACTCCTACGGCGGCACGGTCGAACTTGCTGATGCGCTGAATATCGGCAGCAATACACTCTCCGTCACCAATGGCACCTTCGACACCAAGGGCTACAACGTCACGGCTGGCGTTCTGTCGTCCAGCAACAGCAACGTGCGTGAGATCAAACTGGGTGCAAGCACGGTTACGTTGAGTAATGGGGCTACGACATGGGCGTTTACAACAAGCACCAATTTGTCTTTTGATGCTGGGACGTCGCAAATAAACATCACATATACCCCGCCAACTTTTAACGGGGGCGGACTAGTTTTTAACAACATTGCGTTTACAAACACAGCATCAAACAGCGTAACGATAACTGGGCAAAACACATTCAACAACTTTTCGGTAACTGCACCAAGTTCTTCTGGAATTTCTCAGGTCTTCTTCGCTGGCAACCAAACCATCACAGGCACCCTGACCGCCGCTGGTGCTACCGCTATCCGTCGTGTGATGCTCCTCTCAAGTGCTATCGGCACCACGCGCACCCTGACCGTAGGAACGCTGTCCGCTAACGACTGTGACTTCCGCGACATCACCATTGCTGGCACCGCCGCTGGTGGCTCTCCGACCCGTGCAGGCAACTGTGGTGGCAACTCTGGCGTGACCTTCCCTGCTGGCAAGACGGTCTACTGGAACCTTGCAGGGACGCAGAACTGGAGTGCAGACGGCTGGGCTACATCTAGCGGTGGCGTACCCGCCACGAACAACTTCCCGCTGGCCCAAGATACGGCGGTGTTCGATAACACTGGGTCTGCTGGGACGGTAGGACTTGAGACGTGTAATATCGGCACCATCGACATGTCTGCAAGAACAACCGCGATGACGATTGGCACTAACGGTTCGCCATTTGTCTACGGAAATGTCACTATGGGGTCCAGCACCACAGTAAGCAGCACAAACAATAGTATTACGTTTTCTGGCCGCAGCACCTCCACGATCACCAGTAACGGAGTATCGTTCGCTCGTCCCATCACCATCGACTGCGGCACAGGTACCGTACAGCTTGCAGATGCGTTGGAGCTTACTTCTGCTCGGACCTTGACGCTCACATCGGGCACCTTTGATGCTGTGTCGTATAATGTGACGTCTGGCCTGCTTGATGGCAGTAATACCAACACCAGAACGCTTAAAATGGGTTCTGGAACTTGGACCCTGTCTGGGGCGGGTAGCGTTTGGAACGTAGCCACAACGACAAACCTTGCCCTATATACAGGCACCGCTGACATCCTGCTGTCAAACACCAGCACAACAACCCGCTCTTTTTCTGGCGGCGGTCTGTCCTACAACAAACTCACCATCGGCGGTGCAACTGGCACATCGACGCTAACGATCTCGGGCAACAACAGCTTCACCGAACTCGCCAGCACCAAGACCGTCGCCCACACCATCGCTCTGGGGACAACCGTCCAAACTTTCGGCAAGTGGAGCGTGACGGGAACCTCTGGAAACGTGGTGACGCTGACAGGTACTGGGACATCTCACCTCCTCGCTGGCTCCTGCACCGATAGCATCGACTACCTTGCGATGGGGTCGATTGGCTTTTCCGCTGCAAGCTCTGCCGAGTTCTATGCTGGTGCAAACAGC